TAAAGACCATGTACAGACAAAAACTCATTCAAATCATAGATGCAAAATTCTTTTGGAAAATCATCTTTTAATTGAGCTTGTGCCAATACAGTCTTACTAGAAGATACTGTGCTAAGTTTCTTGCCTTTTTTGAATTGAATACCTTGGTTGATGCTTGAAAAGTTCTTCAATACGGTTAGTGTTTCATTTGACAACTTCATTTGCTTCTCCATTATTTAAAAAATCAATTGTATCATGTTCATACAAAAACATCAAGCAGCACATTGCGTGTGCTAAGTGATTCTTACCAGTTTCTTGGTCATTTTGTTCACCAGATTTCCAAGCCCATAGATGCCGTTGTGCGGCATCAAAGTATCTGCGCTTAGAATCTGGTACCCATTTCCAATTATCTGGTTCATACTTCTGTGCACCAAAAGTTAAAATCTCTACTGTTGCTTTTAATGCGTTTGGTGGTACTAGACCATACTGCAATTTACCGCCATCGAATTTACGACCACCTGTGGAAGCCGTCTGTGATAATGTTACTGCATTGAGTTTATTTTCTGTATCAGTTTTATCAACAGCTGCTGTTACAGTATCATCACTATGATATTCCCAAGGATAAGCAGACATTACATTTCACCTACAAAATTAGCAACTGCTGGCATATCTCCTTGGAAATGGTATGTGCCAATGTGTGATGTTTTCATCCAAGGACAAAGATGGATTTTACCACCAATTTTACGCCACATTTGGCAGAACATATAATCTTCTGAAAGATAACGGTCAGAACCGCCACCAGTAATTGAATCTTTAGAATCAATAACAGTATCAAAGAAAGCATGAATGTAACGAGAGCCATCAAAGTGTGCTTGACCTACATGGTCAGGTTTATAACGAATTGATGGATACGCTTCTTCCATTTTCTTAAAAACATTACGTTTAATCATCATGAATCCAGTACCAATCTCTAGCACTTCAAGTGGTTCTGTTACAGAGAATTGTGCAGTACCTTTAACTGGATTAAAAACATAATCACCAGTAACTTTTTCCAACATTTGTGGATCAATATCGGGATTCTTTTCTACTGCTTTCTTAACAGCACGCCATTTAATGGCTTTCTTAGGATAAGGACCACCAGACACTTCTTTGTCCATCGCCAATAATGCGATAACATCTTGTGGATTAAAATGAATGTCCGAATCAATGAACAACATGTGTGTACAATCGGAACGGTGGATATATTCGTCAACAAGATAATTTCTTGCTCGTGTAATTAGGGACTCATTAAACAAGAATGAGAATTTGATTTGAATGCCATATTGCATACAGAGACCTTGTAAATCAAGGCAAGCTTTCATATACAATCCGTGATTCATACCGCCATACATTGGTGTTGCTACAAACAGACTCTTTGTTTGTAAATCTTCTTTTTTAATTGATATTTCCATTTGTGTTCCAAAAATATAAAAAAAGGGGAATCACCTTTCGGTGAAACCCCACATCAAACTACATTAGGCAGTTAGTGAATAACCAGACTTCAAAGCAGCTTTAACGAGGCCTTTAGTTGGTGTACCCAAACGGTAGAAAGAAACTTTCTGACCATCAACAGTTTTAGAGTTAGTGTAGATAACGTTGCCTTCTTGACGGAGTTCGTCAATACGAGCAGCAACATTAGTAATACCGAAACGGCGTTGAGCTTGTTTGGTTGTAAAAGTGTTGTAGCCAGAGGTTTGTTTCAAAGCGGCCAACATCTTTTGTTTAGCGGATAATTTCATTGTAATACTCCATAGTAAGTTAAAATAAATCCTTGCCTTAAGCAAGTTCACACAGTATATCATTTATATATGTGTGGTGTCAAGTATATTTGTGGTATACTTAAATTAGTACCGAATTTCCATATACATCAACGATACCCTGTTCTTTCGGTTTTCCTCCATCAAAAGGATTTGGAGATATATCTTGTGGTAAAAATCCAATAAATTTTACCGGATGGTTTTTAATCACATCTTCCAAACTAACTTTAAAACCTAATTTTTCCATTTCATATTTTAAAGTTTCACAATCTTCCAATAAAAATTTATCAAAAGATTCTTTATATTTCAATCTCTGTTTGTGTAATTTTGGTGCTTCCAATGGTGAAGAAATCCAAGCATAAAATTCAACAGGAACACCACCATACTCTCTCGATAGAATCTTACCCTCATACAAAGAACCTCTTGGGGTTTCTTGACTGGAAATATATCCAAGCTTTTTTGATTGACTAAAACGCAAATCACCTTTAATAGGTAAATTAAATTTTTGAGCTACTTCAGAAGTACTATTTTCACCTTTACCTGCATGATAACACAATAAGGTGGATGAAATTGAAACATGTCTGCGAACTCTATTAAAAATAGTATTTTGATTTTTTTCTGTTTTGTCTGCTGCTACAACTTTAATGAAAGATTTTATATCAGAATCTTCATTAGTAATTTCTTTATTGGTAATAGCTTCTTTGATTTGTTTAACTAAATCATCTAAAGTATTGGGTATTGCAGGAGTAAAAACGTGGTTTGTTGTTAATCTGTGGATCCTTTCATCTTTAGGAGAATCAAATTCAACAACATCGTATATCATTGATTCCCATCCGGCTTGTTCTGCTGCAGCATTACGATGATAACCAGACAATCCAATAAAACGATTTTTATTGTTTGGATCAACCTTTACTGTGGGTGGTGTACAAGTATGAATGAATCCGTTGACAATGAATGAATCACGAATTTCTGGAATTTTTTCTGCTACAATATTTAATAATCGTGGATTATTTTCTTTTGGATATGTAACATCCTCTCCACGTTTTAAAACAATTCGTTTAACGTGTTTAACGCCATTTTGAAATTTTGGAGGACACAACTCTAAAGACTTTCTTACATCAAATAATGCTTTCATTTACTTCTCCTTTAATTAATTAGAACATCTAAATTAATACTACCAGACACAACTCTACTGAGAATATGTCCTTACTGCTTACCGACCAACCTGACCCAAGTATTTCGCTTTGGTATCTTCCCACGATAGATAAATCAAATCATCATAGAAAAGAGATTCATAAGAAACGGTATTCTTCTTTTGTAATTGCCGAATACGACCTTTGGCATACTTTGTTTTCCAAATATCAGATAATGCTTCTTCACTGGTATCAAAGGACTTTACCAAATTAGTATCTGTAATTTCTTTACGAAGAAACTCATTTGTATTATTATACAACGGACTAAAATAAATTCCACGTTGATGTTCGGTACGAATTAATTCTTTAGGAATTTGTAATTTAGAATAAGCAAAGTTTAATGAACGATTCTTGTGGTCACGTTTAAGTGGAAGACCTTGTTGATTCTTTGCTTCCCACCATTCAAAATATTTACGAGTATGATTCTCTTTAATCCAATCAAACACTAATTTCTTAGTCGCTCTAGAAGGTTCGAAAGCCACAGAACCAGAAGAAAAACCCATAGGATTCCAATGTTCAAGGCCATCATATTGTGATAGACCTCCAGCTTTTGTTTTTCCATAGAGTGATGTTGTAGTAACGCCAACAAGAGTGTCTCCATATTGACGCTTCCAATCTGCTTGAACCGTATCAGATAAACACATCAATGCCAATAATTTACCGCCCATATAATTAAAACCAAGTGGTTGTAACGGAACGATGGTGGATCCAATTGCCGTATGATTAATCATATGTTGTTGTGTCTTAACATCTCTCGACCATCCGATTGCATTATCTCTTGGAGTCAAGTCCAGGAAGTCTGAGGAGATACAGATAACACCAAGATATTTACCGGTAACTTCATCTGTAAGAATGTAGAATAGATTTCGACCAATGTTAGAATTGTTCTTCATGGTTGATGAGAATGTTCTAATGGCATTCCAAGTTTCGGCATCAGGACCATTAGAAAGAACCATAACAGGTTTCAATTTTTCATAATCATCAGGTGATTCTGGCATCCAAAAGTTTGCTTTCACTTTATCGACCAGTTTCCTTTGCTCAGGATCAACCATCATTACTTCTGAACCCCATAATGTAGAAACATCATGTACAGGATATCTTTCTTTTACTTCACACCATTTTTGGTATAGAGTATATTCACGAACATCCATTTGAGAAGCATATGTTAAATCTTTGATGAGAACTTCTTTCATCGCTTCTTCATCAATGTGTTCAAATGTGGTGTTCTTTTCAGACCACTCTTTCCATTGCTTTTCTACATATTCAATAGGTGTTGCCATTATTTTTTTAGACCAATTTTCTTCAATATTTTGTTTCGCTTCTTCATGCCTTGTTGCAAGGCCAAAGGTTTTACTCTTTGAGTATACACGATACCATTCAAATGGTCAAGCTCATGTTGGAAAACTCGAGCAGATATGCCAGTTAATGTAACACCTTGCCATTTGCCATTGAAGTCTTGGTAACGAACACCAATTTCAGATGGACGTGTAACATATAGTCCTAATAATGGGAAAGAAAGGCAACCTTCCGCTAAGTGGTTGGTTTCTTTAGACACATTGATAATTTCTGGATTGTAAAATGCCACAAAGTTATCATCAAAACCCATTACAAAAACACGGTATTTAAAACCACATTGGTTGGCAGATAAACCATAACCTTTGTAATGTTTACAGGTTTCTACCAAAGTGGAAGCAAACTCATTTGAATCCACAGAAGGATTCTCAAAGTTAAATTCTGGCATTACTTCTCTTAGAATAGGATGATTCTCTGGAAGTAAAGAAAAGATTTTAGGTTTACTTGTTGTGGATGTATTGTTTGGTGCTTCGGTATTATATTTAAATAGTTCTTCACTATTTGGTTGTTCCACATAAAATGGTTTACCGGCTGTGTTTGTTGGATCCATTACTTTAAATTCCATTTACTTTCTCCAAATAATTTTCAAATCTATCTTTATATAATTCATATACACCCAAACCATTATTACACGGTATACAAAGTATTCCACGATATTTACCGGTTTGGTGGTCATGGTCAACTTGTGGACTATTCATTTCTTTTTCACAAATTAAACATTTACCGTTTTGTTTTTTTAATTCTTCAAGATACTTAACATACGTCATGTCAATAATACCTCGTTGTTTCCATTGTTTTTCACTCACAATATGGCGGTTATCTTTTCTCCATTGTATGTGAGTTTCTTCATATTTCTTATACTGCTCTTTATAATGATTAGGATTCTTATCTAATCGTTCTTGTCGATATTGTTTACCTCGTTCACTAAGTTTTTCCTTATTCTTTTCAGCATAAAGCTTCATATAATCAGGATGACTTCGTTCAGGCAAATCAGGATATAGTTTTTTTCTAGGCATTTTATACTCCAAAGTTATTCTTTTTATTTATAAAAATAACAAACCTAAACTTATTTCTCCACTTGGCTGAAATTATTAACCTTTTTAAACTTAATAATTGACCTGAACTTGTCAAACAACTGGTCACCTTTATGACTAATAACAAAGATATTGGTATCAGGACCCATATCATGTATTAGTTTTAAAAATTCTTCTGTACCAACACCATCTAATGACGAATCAAATACTTCATCCAAAATTAACAAGTTGGTGTTTGTTGAATTCTTTAATTTAGCAATCTGGCGCCATGTAAATAATAGTGCCAAATCAATACGCATCTTTTCACCTTCTGAAAAATTGGCATAACCAAAATCATCACGGTGTCTACTCTTGATTGTTTCTTCAAAGTTTTCGTTGATATTGAAGTTTACAAAGAAGTCCATGGCACCAAGGTACTTGTTAATTAACTTATTCATGATTGGTAAATACTGACGAATAATCTTAGTTTTAATACCAGTATCTTTCAACAACGATGCCGCAAATTCATAATACTGTTTCTCTGTGGCTAATTCTTCTTGTTTCTTAACCAATAACCCAAGTTCTGTTCTAAGCTGTTTAAGTTTCTCATTATCAACTTCGAGCGTGTCCTTGCGTTTAGACAAATCTTCAATTTCTCTTTGGAGTTTAGTAATGTAAGTATTGACAGCTGATATGGTTGAATTGTGTTTGACAATTTCATTGTTATGTGCCTGAATATGCTTAACTACTTTTTGGATTTCTTCGATGCGTTGGTTTGTTTCTTGGATTTTTGTTTCGATATCCTCAATTCCAGTTCCAATTTCTCCTTTTGTTTTATGGATTCCACTAAGCTGGCTACGTCTGAAGGAGTCAGCGATACTTTGTTTGCATGTTGGACAGTCGTGGTTTTCTTCATAGAACTTAGCTTCCTTTTCAAGTTTCTTTAAACGAGATTCAAGTTTGGATTCCAATTGTAGTAACTTGGAACTTTTCTTTTCTATTACCAACTTATCATTGATTTTGGAATTCAATACTTCGATGTGTTTCTGGATTAAATCGATGTCTCTTTGTAAGGTAAACGTTTGGTCAATTGATTGTTTAACTTCTTCTTGTTTACTCTTAACTTCCTCATCAGTACGGTTCTTATGTTCTTCAATTGCCTGTTTTTGAAAGTTCATTCTTTCGGCAGTTAAGTCCATCTCATACTTGGTTTTTGTGGAGATGTCTTTGATGGCAGTCATCTTTTCTTTGACCACACCATTCATCGATGAGAAAATACCAATGTCTAATAAGTCCTCAATGATTGCACGTCTATCACTAGGAGATAACTGCATGAAAGGAACAAATGATGCCGAACCTAAAATAACTACCTGTGTAAATGATTTGTAATTTAATTTGAGAATGGATTTTTCTAAGACTTCTTGGTAGTCTCTGGCTGCAGCGTCTTGATTTAACAGTATATTATCACAATAAATTTCAAACACATTAGGTTTAATACCACGAATTACTTTGTATTGTTTTTTACCAATCAGAAACTCAATCTCCACAACAGCGGCCTGTTGGTTGATAGAATTAAGTAATTGTGGTTTATTGATTTTACGAAATGGTTTACCAAAAAGACCAAAACATAATGCATCCAGAATTGTAGATTTGCCTGCACCATTATTGCCAATGATGAGTGTGTTTGGTGATTTGAGTAAGTTAATCTCAGTAAAATTTTGACCGGTGGATAAGAAATTTTTCCATCGGACTTTTTGAAATATAATCATGCTTGTTCCAAATTTAATGCCTCAACGTATAATTCTTTCAATACGTTTTTCAGCTTATCATTATCAATATGTTCTTCTTTAATACCATCCACAAACTTATTAATGATTGTGATAGTATCTTCTGCCTGATCTAGCATATCATCTTCTACACCTTCCGTCAAGTCTGTAAAGTCCTCGGCAATGGTAACATCGATTGGATTAACTTCATATAAGTTTGCCATAAACTTATCAAACAGATAGGGATTAGTTTTGTTGAGTACCACAACTTTAACATAGGTATTGGTAAACTTAGTTAAGTCTTTATTATTAATTTCGGTAATAGATTCTTCTTTATCATCATAAATGATACGGTGGAACATTACATTTGGGTTTTGAATAAACTCCAAATTGCGAGTGGACAAATCAAACAAGTGAAATCCTCTAGGATCATTATAATCTTGCCAAGTAAGTTCGTAGGGGTTTCCGAGATACTTGATATTATCTTGAGAAGAACGGTGATGGTAATGGCCAGAGAATACACAATCAAAGCGATTAAAAATTCCACGGTTTAATCCTTCCTGTGATGGCATGCCACGATGCATGGCAAAGCCTGAAATTTCAAAATGTCCCATACAAATATCAGCATCGGTTTCTGATAATACCTTCATAGATTCATCATAATTCTCTGGACAAATCCAAGGTATCATACAAATCGAGGTGTTTTTTACTTGAATTGTAGTGGGTTTATCAATAACATTAACATTAGAATATTCTTTGAGAAGTAAGTCTACCGAATTAACATCATTGGTATTTTTGAAATAAGTATCATGATTACCTGCCAACATATGAACTTGAATGTTCCGTTTGGCCAACTCATCAAAAAACATTTCCTTGGTTCGTTTCAAGGAATAAAAGTTTACATATTTGCGTCTATCAAAAGTATCACCAAGAATAAGAACGGTATCGATATCATTCCAATCAAGGGAAGTGAAAAAAGTATCTCGATAAAAACGTTCATAATAATCTAAAAATTGTATAGAATCATTACGAGCACCAAAGTGCTGGTCAGTAATAATTGCTACATTAGTTCCTGTCTGGTTTTTTGTGGTTAACATCGTCATAATATTTAATTTCTAATACCGAATCAATTGGTTGTTTGTTGGCAAATAATGTTGCTTCATGTAGTGATTCAAAGGCTTTAAATCTGAGCGATCCACCACTTAAATAATAAGATACTTTATACATTATATCACTCTCCTAGAAACTTTTCAATACCTTTGGGCTTCTTTACCGCTTTCTTTGCTTCTTTGGCCAATTCATACGTCTCAATAAACTCCGAAATGTTATCATAGAGTTCAAATTGTTTAGAAGTACCATCTTCAAATTCCATCATTTCAAACTCATCCAAAATACCCATCTGTTCTGTGGCTTTGTATTTTACATAAGTCTGTTTCTTTTCCTTTTGGATTCTTCGTAGAAAGGCATAGTAAATGATTTGAGTAAAATAGGCAAAAGGATTCTTAGACTTGGTAGGATCAAAATTACTAAAATACATTAAACAGTTTTCAATACCATCTGCCATCATTTCATCACGATAGGTATAATTAATGAAGTTTGGTTTATGTGATAAACCTTCTGCAATCTTCATAAAACACTCTCCAATGTAGTTTGGAATAGGTGGAGGAGGAGTTTTATTCTTCTTCGCTAGTTTGGATGCTTCTTTGTAATCAATTAATGCCTTGAGAAAGTCGGCATTATTAACGTATTCTTTTTTCTTAGTCGCCATATTTACCACATAATGTTATTGACGGACGCTTGACTTTAATGTATAGTCGAGTATGTCCTTGGTTGAAAGTATTAATGTATTGTATTTCCATGATTTCCTAAATCTTCAAATTGATTCATAATATCTTGTAATTCTTCGTCAGACAAATCACTAATTTCATCCACGAGGTTCTTTGCTTTTAACAAATCTTTAATTTTTTCCACAGTATTAATATAATATTCACAGAACTCATTTTCGGGTTCCATAACAGAAAGAACATCTTTAGTATGAATTTCAATAGAATTCTTTTTAAGTAATTGAACTGGCAAGTAATGTTTCATAATTAAACCACCTTCTCTACCACGAAAATCAATACCAAACTCCATTGGTTCTTCTAAAATATAGTGGTCATTACTCAAAGAAACATTGGCAATCAAATCTGTCCCATTCTGTAACTTGATTATTTGTGTTTTTTGTTCAAGCATTTTTTAGTCCTATTTTATATATTTTAAATGGGAACTTCTCCTCATTATATATACGAACTCTTTCCACCATATGTTTTAAAGTATAGTTCATGTGTTTGCCGACTCTGAGGTCGTCTGAGATGTCGTAGAGAGTTGCAAGTTCTTTTCCTTCACTCTGTCGTAATCCTCGTCCAATACTTTGGAGAGTTCGTATGCTCGATTTAGTTGGCATTGCAAAAATAATGTTATGCAAATTCCTGATATTAATACCAGTACTAAAAGTACCAAAACTAGCCACAACAATAGCATCTTGTTCAATCTCCATAATTCTTCTAATTTCTTCACGGTCGGTTGTATCTGTGCCACCATGGACAAAAAATACTTTTCTATCACCTATTCGTTCCGTGTTCTTAATCATATTGTACAGTATTTTACCATGTCGGTCAACCATTTGATATAAAACAAGTGTATTTTTACCTAAACTAACCGCAAGATTTTTAATGAATTTATTACGAGAATCGTTTGATATTAGATAATCAATTTCTTCTGCATAAGTTTTACCTTTCATTAACTTTGATATATCATCGGAATGCTTTAACACTAAACACTTAATTTCAAATTGAGAAACCAACTGTTGATTAATTAATTCATTTGTGGTAATAACCTTACGAACAGGACCAAAAAGTCCTTCTAATACAAGTTTATGAGTTTTGGTGCCATCAAGAGTACCGGTTAAACCAATACGATATTTTGCATTAACACAATTGGTGAGAATGGTGGTAAGAGATTGTGCTTTGAAGTTGTGTGCCTCGTCACCAATTACATAATCAAACTGTTCAAAATATTCTTTAGGCATTTTATATAAAGATTGCCATGTAGAAATGGTGAGAGGTTTATCGGTTTCTTTTTCTTTACCTTGGTAGATTCGATGAATTAATGTTTCCATTGTACCATCATTGTAATCACCAAAGTCAGAGAATAGTTGTTCAACCAAAGATGTGGTTGGAACAATAATAAGACCTTTTAATTTTTGGTATTGATGGAGTTGTCGAAACAACAAGTAGATGATGAGTGATTTGCCTGAGGCGGTTGGAGATAAGAGTAGAGCTCGCCTGTTCTGCATTGCATGAACGTATGCAGTGATTTGGTGTTCTCTGACTTCGATTGGTTCTCCACGAGAATGTGGATTAATCTGTTCGATAAATTTCTTCGCATGATATTCTGAATATTCGTCTTGTATGCCAGTTACCGAATCATATTCAATGGTATAATTTCTTGATTCAGCAAACTGCTCTATGTAATTTAATAATCCTATGTATATTTGGTTGTTTCTTAAATCGAACAGGCGGATCTTTCCATCCCAAATTCGATTACGATATGCTGGAACAAATTGATATCCTGGAACAAAAAAAGTAAACCATTCGGAAGATTCTTTCAATATGTGTTTGTCTGCCGTTATTTTAACATAAACTTCATTCACCTTATTAATAATAATATCATTCATTTTAATCTGGTATTGAATCTTTATGTTTTTGTGCTTTTTCTAATGCCTTTTTAGCTTCAGTTTTATATTGATCGTGTTGTTGGTGAATATGTTTAACTGCATCAGATTCACTAGTAAAACCGATGGCATTAGATTTACGATGATGTTGGCGCCAATCACCCACTGCTGCTGGTTTACCTTTTCCATGTGGGTGGTAACTTGCACCATGAGTATATCCTACCACATTCGGTTTATCATATTTGTAAACCGTACCAATGTGAGCACCACTTTTAGACATAACTTTTTGTGCAACTTCCATAGATTCGTTTAAATCTATTGGTGCAACTTGTTCACTTAAAAGTGTTTTTATAATTGTTGTTTTTAAATCCATTTTTAATCCTTTAAATTAATGGAGTATTTATTACTGTCCACCAATAAACTTTTCCCAGCTGATAAAGTCACGGAGTTGCCATGTTCTTTGTTTTAATTCATTCATAATAGATTCTAAGACAGATACCGTTTCTTCGTGGTAAACTTTCTTTTCTAACATCTTAATTAAATCGTCATCGCCTTCCAAGTAGGCATTGATATCAGATTTTAATACAAATTGAAAAGGTTGCCATCCACGAGAATCCAATTCTTCTTGGTCCATACGACCACTATAATATTCAATCTTTACCTTACGCATACGGAGATAATCAAAATGTGCCTTTTTAGATGCAATCTTGTGTTTCGTTAAAATCGAAAGGTATTTGTTGTGTAGTTTAGGAATCTTCAGCAGTTCTTTACCAGGTTCTGTCTGGTCCATGTCTGCGTCCGTTTCCCAATACTTTAAAATTTGTTCTAGATTTTCCATAATGTAATCAAAAATATAATGCTTAAATCTGTATATTATCACAGACTATAATAAAAGTCAAGCAGAAACGTCCACAAAATCAAAATAATCAAACATAAAAGTGGAATCTGCCGAAATAATATCATCAGCCGATTGACTGGAATCAAATATGATATCTGATAGTGTGATNGGAAACATGTTATAAAAATTAACCCGTAATAGTGGATTATTCAATGAAGATAAAACAGTCAANGTACCATCTGAATAATAAGATGGTTTATTNCCNCTTTGTGCNTAACCCGCCTGCAACCTTTTTCTTTCTTCGTAACTGTCTGGAGACGCAATGGAACGGAACCAAGTGTGTAATTCTTGCCACGATGCCAGTTTCTCGTCAACTAAGAAATGAATATTGAAAGGATTGTAAGTAATCTTGTTACCGGGAGCAAAGATATCTAACATTGGAGTTTGTAGTGGTGCTTGACCTAGATTGATACCTGGTATATTTACAGACTGACAAAAGAAAGTTGTGTTTGGTAACCGATCAAAAGTTAATAAAAACTTTGTCGGTTGTAATAGATTTGTATTCTGAGGTGATCTAGTAAGTGCTGTCATACAATTATTTAGGCCATAAAAAAAGAGACTCCCGAAGAAGTCTCTCTAAACTATCACTCTGTGGTGATTTTGTTTTGTTTAAATTACATGAGGTTCTTAACTTGGAAAATACGATAGTATACGTTAGAACGTGGTGTAATTTGGCTAGTAGCAGCACCGTTTGCCAAGACACCTTTAGCAAATGGGTTTGGTACCATACCGTAACGTGTTTTGAAACCAATTTTTGGTTGGAATGTAAATTGGTCAACTGCACGAACCATTTGTAATGGAACGTATGGGCAATAGAACAAACCAGCGTCATAAGGTGAAGAACCTTTGTAACCGATTGTAACCAATTCTTGGTTAGAAGTATAACCACCAAAGTATGGGTCAATGTACACTTTGATACGGCCATGTAACATACCAGCGAATGTATTGCCAGTATCATCTACTTGCAAATCAGCAGACAAAGCAGGTGTGTAAGAAAGAACACCAGCCATAGCCATTGCTGAAGCAACGTCAGAAGAAACGATTAATACGTTACCTTTACCTCTACGAGTCTGCTTGGCAATAACGTTAGCGTCACGTTCAATTTGGAAAATCAAACCTTTGAAACGCTCAACTGACCAACGGCCGTTAGAGTCTGTATCTAAGTCAAATGTACCAGCATTTGTTGTGCCATATTGAGCACCTGGAACAGCGGACAAATAGATTGTACGGATAACTTCACGGTTGATTTCTGAGAGGATCTCAGTAGACAGAATGTTAGACAGTTCTGTTTCAGCATCAAGACCATGAATTGCTTTCAAGTCTTGTGCGAGTTCTAATGAGTACTCAGCTTTCAAGGCACGGCTTTGAGCAGTTACAGTAACTTTCTCAATTGTAAACGCCATTTGTTGGAATGGGTTTGTGTCGCTTGTACCTAATTGTTCAGCAGTAGCTGTTGGGATACCAACACCGGTTGTGAATGCGTTAGCAGTCAAAGAAGCAACAGGGTTTGTTGTAACGTCAGCTGCTTGTGTACCTTGGAAACCGTATGGGTTAGCAGAAGAATTAGCACCAGAGAACTCTGTGTTAGCTTCGTTGAAGAATGCTTCAGCAGTGCTTGATTGGTTGTTGTACAATGCACGCATTGCAAAAATCAAACCAGTAGGACCAGTCATTGGTTGAACACCAGCAACGTCATAAGCGATTAGATTTGGCAATGAACGGCGTACCAAAGAAATCAAGATTGGGTCAAAGTTAGAAACACCACCACCAATGTTGGTTGGACCAGCAGAGTAAGTAGTTTCGTTCAACTGAGCAGCATCTTGATTCATTGCTTGTTGTTGATTTTCCAAAACAAGAGCTGTAACAGCCTTCTTGTATGGGTCTTTAATAGAATCGAGTTCTGGATGTTCCAAAACTGGAGCCCATTTCTTTTGTAGTTCTTCAGTCATATACATGTTAGTTTTTCCTTATAGTTGTATATTTTTACTTGAGTGATTTAGAAATAGTCTTGGAATAAGCTTCCATCAAAGGATCAGCAGACTTAGCTACAGTCTCGCCATCTTCTTCCACGAGCACTTCGTCTAGTGATGAACTGTCGGCAACTTTAATATCTGCTTTGAAATATGATTCTTTCAAAGTATCAATTTTGCCAACAAATTCGTCCTCAGTAGTGAATTCTACGTTCTCTGCGAGCGATTTTAACTTCTCTACTTGGGTTTGAGTCAGGCCTTCACACGCTGTGTAGATAGCCTCAATTTTCTTTTGTTCGTTTAGTTCTTTATTTAATTCGACACCACGTTGAATTTGTTCATTCAAAGCAGATTCAAGTTCCTCAACTTTAGCAGCCAAACCTTCAACAATGTCTACCTTTTCAGATGGAACATCAATGTAATGTTCTACGAATAGGTTACGCAAACCATCGATAAATTCTTCGGTGATTTCGGCACGGAGACCAGATTCGATAGCGATTTCGTTATCTTTAATCCATTCTTCTACCATGTAGTTGAGATAGTCATCAACTTTAGCGGCCAAATCTTCTTTGATTTCTTCAACGGCAGATTCAAACTGTTCCATCAATTCTGCTTCAGCAATGGCAACAACTTCTTCAGCACGAGCAATAACTGCGGCTTCAAAAATTGTAGAAGCTTTGGCAACGAATTCTTCAGAAAGATTTTCACCAGACAACAAAGCATCCATATCTTCTTTAATTTTGGCTTTGTTAATCATTTTCTTGATGAGTTTTTTATCTTGAGCCTCATCATCATGATTCTCATCTTCTTCAGCAACCAAATCACCTTCAACTTCGGTAGATTCAGCATACTTGGAAGCAACGTGCTCACCATCATAGTGTTGGAAAGTAGCGCCTGCATTTTTTTGCATTGTTTGTGTTGCCAATTTACCAGCAATACGGTCACGAATAGCATCCATGTGTGTAGCTGGTTCTTGATGAGCGTGTACTAAATCGGAACGACCCATAGTTTCTTGTGGTTGACCTTCGAGTTTACGGATACCTACGCCGTCTTTTTCGGAACCAACTGGAGGGGTAGCACCAGGAGGAGTTGCTGATGGTGTGCCTTTTGTGTAATCAGGCAAAGCATCTGTTTCTTCTTCAGGTGAGTGACCAATATCACCAGCATCGTTAGTGCCGTAAGCAGTCTTAGACTGGATACGATCTTCACCAACTTCACCTTTTGTATGATGGTCTTGACCACGCTGGCCACGCTTCTTGGCAATGTTTGCGTCAAATGTTTCTTTTGAACCTTCAGCCAAGATTGCTTTAGCGGCTTCGGACAGATTAAATTTTCCCATTTTGAAAATCTCCTTGATTTATTGGATATATTTATATTTAAAGTTTTTTCATGAAGTTCTCAAAAATGTGTAGACTAACTTCCTCAATCTCTTTGCGTGAAGCATGGCGAATCTGTTTGATTGCCCGAGAGTGATCCTGTTCTGTCCAAACACCATTGACTAACATCCATTCTTTACCTTCCATAATGCCCTGCACAAAAGCACCTGGTGCGGAAGGGTCTGCTACAATATCTGCCGCTGTGGCTAGATAAAAATCGTTCTGAACAACATTAACACCATTAACGTTTTTCAATGAACCCATACCTCTTGATGAAACACCTAATTGAGCGCCACCTTCAATAAGGCTTCTGGCGATTTGACCCATAGGAGTATCAAGAATTTTTGCTTTACCGATCCATTGTGTACCATCTTCTCTCAAACCAACAATCATATGTGATACACGGTCTAAGTTAATGGTTGGTGTTTCAGGATGTCCCAATTCACCAAAGGCACGGTTTTTGTTAATATATTCTTCAGTATAACGATGAACTTCTTTTTTCATCGTGTTGTATTCATACAAACGGCCATTCTTGTTTTTCTTTTCGGAAACGAGAAAAGGACCTTCAATAAAGAGTTCCTTTTTACCATCGGTACCTTCGGTAATATAATTTACCGTTTCGTTAATTTCTTTAATAAGTTTCATAATCCTATTGCCCTTCGTTTTCTTAACGATATTTTTCTTTTTCTTATTGACGTTCTCAATTTAGCACGTCTTTTAAACTT